GACTTGGACCTCTACGGTTCTCATGGCTCAACAAGAGTCCTCGCATCGATTTCTTGAGAGGAATCGGCCCAAAGCTGAGTATTTTTGATCAACCAAGATCGCATGAAAGTTGTTAAATCAACTCGCTTATTGCCAGCCGTGATCGTCGTTTCGTCGCCGGGAAATCTCCGCTCAGCCGTGTAAACTCTGAATTTATCGTCTATTCCGAGTGTATCATTTCTAACGTAAACATAATCGCCGGGATTGTAAGAGTCTATGGAATACCGATCTTCAACTTGCATGTCTTCAAGCATAATCTGGGGTGTCTTAACCTCATCAAAGAGAGCGTCTGCAAATTCGTTGAGAAGATCCTGATTGATCAGATTCTTCGATTCAACCGCTGCCTCATGCAACCCATAAGTGTCAATGCTACTCTGATCTTTCTTGATCGCTCGCAGTTGCTCGCTTCCCTCACCATGACCTAGAACAAAAAGGTGGTTGATGAGGGTGACAATATCATCTTTGACATTGACCGATTTCAAATTCATGCCTGAAATGAAGCGGACAGTGTCGCTCTTGTCTTCGCCTCGAGGCTGAAAATTCAAGTAATCGCTTGATTCGTCCCAAGTCGCGTAGGCATCCCATCCGATAGCGTCTGCAACCTCTTGAATACATTCAAGCCGTTTTCTGTAGTCGAATCGCATTCCGACTTGAGCGCCAAAATTCAGGACGGCTCCTTCAGAAAGGATTGCTCCAGTTGTGGACTTGTAAGCTTCAACTTCCAAGATTTTCCAGCCGTAAGAGGCTGCAATGGTTATTACAATTCTGACGTATCGAGCAGACATCGGGGAGATTGAGACAACTATAACGGGACTTGTGCTGCTAGCGCCCTCAGCGATCTTCGTCCAGTCCGTTCCATTCGTGCTTATCTCAACTTTCCAGTTGCGAGCATACTTCGTATCGTCTTGAAGGAAGACGATTCTGGTGAGGTTAATGCTTGATCCCAGATCAAGCTTCCAATATTGATCGATTGCCTGATTAACGCCGCTTTCCCAAGCCGTAGAAGTATCGCTATCACAAGCCAGTAAAGCCTCGCCAGCATTGTGGCTTGCAGTCGCATCAACATAGGGTGATTCGTTCTTGCGGTAGACAAGTTTGATGTAGGGCCTTGTGCTTTCAGTTGGATACTCTCTTGAACGCTCATCAAGCCAATACTTACCTAGATTTGGGCCCTCATATTCAACTGAATCCTTTATTTTCCAACCGTAGTTCGATGTGCCATCAGCGAATAGTTGAATGTCGCTCTTAACGTCGCCTGAGATCCACCCTAAAGTTGTGGGTTGGCCGAAGTTGACGGTTGCCGTACCATTATGTGTAGGCTGATTGTTCCATGTCGGCCCTGTTTCCGTCCAACTACTTGTGACTCTGTGTAGACAGATGTCTCCAGGAACGAACCCGTCGATAAAGCGATCTTTCGCAGTGACGTAGAGCCATATCCGAGCATACTTGACTGAGACACCTGAAAGATTAGAGGGCGTCGCCATTCTTAGCAGGCTTCGCCAGTGACGAGCCGGACTACCCTCTACTTTCTGAGTTCCGTTTCGCAGAATGTTTCCGACATTATAGTTATTGTTGGGATTAGCACTATCAATATAACAGTCTTGGTCATCTTGGCAAGTTGCCGTATAAATATTTGAGAACTCAAACTTATCATAGGGAGCGTTAAGGCCCTTCACGATGTTACCGGGATCAGTGTTGCTATAGAGTTCACGTTGGACTATGCGGTAATCAAGCTTCGCAGATACGCTTCGACCTTTCAGCGTGAAGAGAGTTCCGGATTCACCGAAGTCTCGAAGCTCCCTGCCTTCGTAGAAGCCCTTGAAATCAAGCAGACCATCAACATAGATTTTGACTAGATCACCCTTCGTTAAGCCGGTAATATTCGAGGGAACTGTCAGCGTGAAGTCGTCAATCGTGGAGAGGTTGACGTTCTTACGGTAGGAGAGGCTTTCAAACGGAATCTTTTTCCCGCCAATTTGGACCTCAACATTTCTCAAACCCCTACGCCCCTCTTAGTTGCGTCATAAGCCATCCGCATAATATCGACTGCCAACTCATGCTTCCAATGCGGATCCTTGGCGTCAATCATCTCGTTAATATTAATTGTGAAGTTGAAAGTTGACTGACCAAAACCAAATCCTCCAGCCTGATTAAGTGGAATGACGGCTTCTCTACCCCTCTCTCCCAACAAGCCTAGGGTTGGTCTAGTGACTACGCCTCCTTCCTGGAAAGGCCACCATGAGCCAACCCAATTTGAAAATGGATCAAATATGTTCTGGTTAAGCCAGTCATAAACAGGATTAACGATATTCTGCGAGAGCCAATTCCCCGTTTCCCAGAATGGTTCGACATATGGTTGATACCAGGGTTCCTGCGCCACGTTTGTCGGATAATTCCAGTTTATATCCTGTCCCCAAGGTTGACCCCAAAACTCCGTAACCTCACCCGTCTGAGCAATTCCAATTGGATACTGCCAACCTCCTTGCGGAAAAACCATGCCTGCATAGGGACTTGTACCCATATATGGCCTCGGAGCCCAAGGACTTGGACCGCCTGTAGGGCCATAGCGTGAAACACCAATGTTAAAACCGCCTAGAAACCCCGTCATTCCACCGCCGAGGCCGGCTAAAGACGCTCTAATGCTAGCTACCGCTTCGTTTGCTCCCTGCTCAATCTCGTTAAGAGCGTTAAGTATGCTCTGTTTCATCTCGTCAAAAATCTGGGCAACTTTGTCAGCAAGTTCCTGTAAGGCTGACTCAATACGACTGCTGAAAACGTTAACTCGATCCTCAGTCTTCGACGTATATTCTTCCGTTACGCTACGTATTTTCCGCCACATTTCAGGCCAAATGCTACGTGTAACGATCTTAGCCGCAGTCTCACCGAAGACCTTACTCATCTCATCCAGTTTCGTGGTGACTATGACTGAGGAATCTCCCATGACGGCTTCGGTAATGTCGCCGACTTCACGCATACCCTGCTTATATTCAGATGTATCTACTCCGGGAAACTTGTAGCGGTCTCCGGCTCGAGTAGTCCAAGGTCCACCTGCTTCCCACCATTCACGCGGTTTCTCAGTTATTCCAGCTGCTTTAGCGGCAACATATCCTCCAGCTAATAGGCCACCAGCCGCCAAACCGATTATTCCGGCTGTACCTAATCCGGCAGCTAAACCGGAAGTTGCAGAGATCGAGGCATTAACTGAGGCAACAACACTGCCAAGGGAAGTATATGCGGTCCTCAGGTTGCCGAGAGCTGTAATTAATGTTGGAACGCCGAAGAGGGCCGCTTGTACAAGAGCCTCATTCATATGTTCCTGAGCTTCATCAGCCATCGCCTGAGCAACCTGCTGCCTCTCCAGCGCAAGCTGATAATCTTTACTGGCGGCTTCAGCCTGCTCGCTTCCCTCCCCAAACTTAGCTATAGCATTGTTCAGTCGTCTCTGAGCATCCTCAACCGCATTGTTTGCCTTAGCCAGAGAGTATTGGCTGCGTTGGAGGCGGAGAGAAGCATCATCGATTCGATCATAGATTTGGTAAAGAGCGTAACCTGAAGTGGCTAGGGCGCTCCAGCTTTTCGTAGCTTCTTTCGCGCTTACTTCAGTTGATTTGCCCGCGCTAGTTACTTCTTTCCCCATCTGTTTGGCTGACTGAGAAACTTCATTAAGCGCTCGCTTAGCCTGTTCAGAATCACCCTTAATCGTGATCATAACTTCGGGATTAAGCGACAATTCACTTCACCATTCCAGATAAAGCCTCAACCATCTTCCACATGAAACCGAAATAGCGCTCCATGTCGGTGAAGACTCTTCCTTCTTTATCGTAGTAGTAGCTGCATGTTCTGAAGACCCAGAGCCAAACAAAATCAGCAATAGACAGACTTATTCATGTGTAGAGTTTCGCATATTTCTCGATCAGTTGAGCCTCCACCGTCTTCCTGCCAGCAACATCAAGATCCTCGGTTACCGCGAAGATCTTTAGGTCGAAGAGAAAATTCTCGAAGGGAGACTTGTTGAGACGTATTATTTCGCTTGGAAACTTACCGAGTAGAACCGCCAGATCTCTTAGTGTCTGCTTGAACTGGAGGGGTATTTGGAAAAAAGATTTTGTCAACCTCAGACAGTGATTTCGCTGTTAAACCACTGATATATCGATAGAGTTCCGTTACGTCTTGAGGATTCGGTTCCGGCGACACACATTCCTTCATTATTTCCTGTAGCAACTCTTTGATCTCGGCAGATCTCTTTCTAGCATCATCGATAGTAGCAACTTCTTCAGAACCGAGTTTAGCGATCATGGATGCGAAGGGAGCAGCGTAAGGCGGAAGAGGGGCGACCTCATAGTTTCGACTGTTCACGGTGACTTTCAAAGTCTGCCACCTAAATCGTGCTGAGAGCATTAATTATAGTTATTTTGGCGTCGCAGGAATCGCTTGTAGACCATATCGCTCTGAAAGGCGCCGTTAACCTGAATGGTGTTTGCCTGTCGATATGAGGTGCTGTGTCGCTTAGATAGATTGCCTTCGGAATATCAATTTGGAACGTGTATTTCGCTGTGGCGCCAACCAATGCGCCTTCAGCTTTGAGTTGTACAGCGAAATCGGTAGCGGCTAGGAACCGGTCGTATTCAGTAGTGTCTGGGAATAGAAGGTCAAGCGAACCATCAGCTAAATGTTGACCTACTTCTATGCTTTGAAAACCGGTGTAGCCAACCGTGAACAATTCATCGATTGGAATGTTATTGTTGAGTCTCAGCCTGAAGGCTCGTACATAGTCTTTTTGTGCTCCTTCAATACTGATCTTGGCGTCTGTAAAGTTGAAGTCGGCCACTGTCGAGTAGGTCGGGGTTCCAATTGTTCCTTTAGTTTCCTCCTTGCCATGAATGGCCGCTGTCAGGACGATTGGTCTACCAACTATTCCCTCAACCGTCAAGACATCGATTAATGAACCAGCAACCTTCCTTGTCGCCGATTCAACGCCTAGCTCACAACTGAAGCTCTTGATCGTGTCCTTAGGCACAAAGACATGTTGGTAAGCTCCAGTCTCAACTAGAGTTGTTGTCGGCGCACCCATATTCCATTTGCAAGCGTAGGGCGTCAGGTTTTCGGGAGCACAAATGAAATTTATGTCTCCGCTCTGAATCGGCATTCCACTCAACGTTTTCGTTGCCGCTCTAGCTCTTGAGGTTTCAGGAAATTGCAGCCTCAAATTTGGAACAATTGACTCCGCTATGATATCGCTGTATTTTGTCGGGGCCACCCATGTGCCAAGCTCAGTCTCCTCAGCGTATCCTACATATCTTGTTCCAGCCATATTCTAATCATCTTTTCTTTTTCGTTTAATTCCTGTCTCGAAGGATTTCTCCTCCGTGACCTTAACGAACATTTTTGTTTCAAGAAGCTCAGGGATCAAATGGTCAGGCACCTCAACAGGCTGATTTGGGAGGAATACTCTCACACCATCGATCTCGACTCCCGAGCCTCCCCCAACATACTTAATCTTCAAATCAAGTCACCTCCAAACGATCCTTATACGCCTGAAACTCAAGAATAACCCATGAAAGAGTCTTAGTGTCTCCAATTGAGTAATCAGGCTCAAAAAGAGCAGGAGCTAACCAGTCGGATTTACCGCCCAGTTTGATGTCGCTCATCAGTTTATCGTAAGTGTCACAGCCTAGGTCAATGGCTTCCTTCAAACATGTTTCTGGATCCGTTCCCTGAGTCATGAGTACAACTCGAATACCGACACGGTGACGAATATAACCTGTTGAAATAAACTCTATTGGATCACGGATAGGAACTACGAAGGCCAGAGGAAACTGGTAAATCTTTGTTTGCTCACCAACAGTAACTCGATTCTCTAAGCTTGTTATTTCTTTGACTTTCGCCACTACAGCATTAACTATATCCCAATAATCCGATTTGAAAGTCATAATTATCCGCCTGAAACTGAGCCGACTACAAACTCTGTGACTCCCCTACGAATTTGATCTAGGAAGCGACCTTTCCCCGCATCTGCCGCTTGCTCAAGGAACGGATTAGGCGCTATTCCTGGATGAGTGCCAAAAGAGGGATGTTCAGGATCTACAAGGCGCCTCTCAATCGCAGGAACATAACGTCCCGGAGAAGGTCTTGTTCCTCGAATAACGTATGGAGCATAATCAACTGTTGGACCTATTAAGACTTTGTCAGGTTGCCGTTCAATTATGATGGATGCCCTCAATCTGCCTGTACGAACCGGCGCTCGGAATTGAGCTTCCTGCTGAAAAACCGGCGCGTTTTCCTCAATGGCCCAAAGTACAGCTTCATCCATTCCTTTCGAAGTTGCTTCACAGTAACTGTTAAGTTTGCTGAGATCCACCGTTATTTCTACACTCATTCATCTGCCCCTCAACTATTCTAGCAACGACTCGATCTCCCTCAGTCTCTCCATGACTTGCTGATCGCGCAGCAGCCTTTCAAGAGCCCACATTGGAAAGCCTGAACCTGTCAGGACTGGTAAGAAAAACTGCGATTGATAAAGAAGCGTAAAGATTAAGGCGGTGCCCCAAGCGAGAACGACTAGTACAGCGCAGATTGCTTTCGCTGCATCTACAAGCCAACCCAATCTAAAGAATCACCTCCTTTATTCAACTTTGCCGAGTTTTCCGCAAATAGGACAGATAACCAGATATTTGCCGTCGTCCTGCTTTTCTACCGCAGCCTCTTCGTTTGGATGATAAGGACAACTATAGTGTCTAGCCAAGACTATTCACTCAATTTCTTCTCGATTGTGACGAGGTGATTATGGATATCCACTAAGAGACGGATCACCGTTCCCGTATCGCGTCCTCTCAGAAACGGTTCAGAGCCGTCAAGATAATCAGCCAAAGCAAAACCGCCAATAAACAGAAAGGAAACTACAATATTGCAGATGACAAGGAGTTGGATTAGCTACTCCACAATACATACACTTCTCCACTATTCATCCCAAGTATCCTTGATGTCGTTAGTTTGGTACTCCGTTGATTTGACGCGGCGCCGAAGTTTTACATGGGAACCCAAAAGATCTTTGAGATCTTCAGAAAAGACTTCGAGGCTTGCCGACTTCACTTGCCAATCATCAATTCTCACAATGGGTCCCGTTGCATTCATGATCATGAATTGCAGGGTTCTGGCTGCGAGCATGGCGCAGACTGTCTTAACACTCTCACTCACAGTGACGTCTGAAAACTCTTGACCGCAGTAGTCTTCGATTATTGACTCACATCTGGGTAGTAATGTTCCGTTGATCCAGGTTTCATAATCCGCGTCTAATGTGAAGCCTACCATGTTGTACTTGACTTGGGAACATTGTTTGACGTCACTCGCAGTTATCCAGGTCAAGCAGAGTTCACCTTGCCAGCTGACCCATCCTACAATCTTCGCAGCGGTAGGTTCGCCAGCTAGGACCCTCATGTATTAGCTGCATTGGTTTGTGACATCCGGGGCAAATCGGAATTTCGGGTGTCACTTCTACCTTCGGCTTAAGCCTAGGCTCCGCTGTCTTTTCCCGAATCTTTCTTGGCCTACCCTTTTTTCTCTTCGACAAACTGTTCCCTCCTTCATGATGTTGTGAGAACATTTACAGCCGAGGCTTGCGGCCTCGGCTGATGATCCCCTAAAAACCGGGGGGAGTTTAGGTAGAAAGTTAGGTGTATACATAGGTATACACTTAGGCAGAGATTCTAGGCTGTTACGCCCGTCAATTTGCGGATCGCGTCGCCAACAACCAGCTTCGGCTCAAGCCACTGTCGAATTATGAATGCGTCATAACCTGAGGGCTCGTTCCGGTAGCGGGCTGACTCGGTAGGGCCGTTGCCTAGGACGACTGCAGGTGCTGTACTATCTCCGATTACAGCTACAGTGTTTGTCATTGCGTAGTCAACGATGACTTGTACGGCCGGCCATCCTGGGAGGCTGAATGATCCTCCCTGCTGTCCAACATTGACTATTCCAGCCTCAATCATGCCTTTGACATAGCTGTTCCTGATGAAGGCGTTCCAAGCCTTGTGGGACACAGCCATGAAGTTGGGCTCGTAACCGTTGCCCAGAATAGTCTCGATCACACCACCAATCTTGTTGAATGGATCGTAGTCGTTGTTTGGCGCAGTGGTCATAGCGTTCCAGCTCTCACCTACTACAGCCGTCGCAGTCTCAACAACTTCTTTGATCTGTTTATTCTCCATTCTGGCTAGGTCTCTTGCAGCGTCTTCGGTGTGGACCCTGAAGATGTCGTGAACAGCCCTTTTGCGAGCCTCATCCTCAATGAGTATGTGGACAACGTTTTTCCACAGGTCGAAATTGACTCTTGTGTAGGATTGAGCGCTTATCTCGGCTTCGACAAGCGGAGGAACCTTCTCTTGCCCAGCGAGCTTTGTGGCTATGTCGACGCTCAAGACCAACTCAGGCATGTTGACGATTCTGCATGCCTTCCTGAGATTGTACTGTGGTCTTGCAAGCCCCAGAACCTCCTCAAGAACAACCTGAGCCTCGATCGTTGAGACATCGAAGACTGCTTGGCCTCGATATCTCTCGCCGGCTCTGCCTGCGTAGATCTGGTCGTCTACAGGATTGTGCCAGACGCTTCCGACCAGCCTCATGTCCTTTCCTGTTTGTACTGTCTGCATGTTCTATTCACCTCTAGAATGGGAGTAGACGTATCAGCACTGTAGTGTCGGCTGAGGCGGCTTCTTTTTCACAGCGTCCAACACGCTGCTCAATCTTGCTAAGCTCAGCCTGCATGTCCGCCTCAGCATAAGTTGCGGGAGCATCCAAGTTTGCGTAGGCCTTTACTTTGCCGGCTGTGGTTGAGAGCGCAACCCACGCACCCTGATTGATTGCGCCACTGACTTTGCTGACTTCAACAACACCCTCCTCTAGAACCTTACAGCTTGCTTGGAGGCCAGCACCGGGCGCAACTACAGTCTCCAGCGCAACGACAAATGGGCCTTTATTTCCAGATGAAGCATCCGCATCAGCTGGACCCCAACCGTCAGTGTCGTAAGCCAACACATCGCCCTTCGTAACGCCAGTGTTGGTCTTCAGTGTGTACTTGGCAACCTTCATGCCAAATTCCTTGAATACGTCACCTGCAGCCATCTAGCTCACCAACTCACCTTTTCGGTTGCGCTGATAGCCGTAGAGATCAAGCCGTAATGCCTCAACTTGGTCGTTTGCTTGTCTTGCTCTGAACCTTGCCTTCGGACCCGAAGGCTCAGACTCGATCTGTGTCACTATCGCAATCAGGTCGCTCTTCATCGCGTCGAGGGCTTCAGCTGTGAGACGCTTCAATTGTTCAATACTCTTTTCTCTGTCACGTTCGTCCCCAAGTCCAGCTCTTATCCTCAAGTCTACAACTTCTGTCGCTCTCTCAGTCTGCTGTGCATCCATCATTTGGGCTTTCCAAGCTTTCAGCTCCATATTTTCAGACTTCAGTCGTTCAAGCTCGGCCTGGAGAGTCTTTATTGGCTCTCTCCGCTCCAGAATCTCTCTTTTCTGTTCGCTTGTCGCAAGCTCACCTTGCAGTCTCTTCATCGTGGCTTCTAGTTCCGCGATTCTTTTTGATTCTTCATTCAAAATCAATTCACCTCTTGCTTTGCCGCCGAGCTCTTCCTTGCAGAGGTCCGACTCGATTCCGGCTTCCTTAGCCGCCCGGCACAGTTCCCCGAGAGCATCCGTCTTCGCCTCTTGGCTGTGGAACTCGGTTTGTTCCCACCTAGCCAAGGCGTTACGCAGATGGTCGGGCTCTATCCGGCCGTCGGGCCATCGGTAAGGTAGCTTACGTTCGCTCTTGTTTCCTTCAATGCCTTTGGCTGATGGTGGAACATAGGCGAAGCAGTTGTCAGGCCACTCTGCGGTTGGATTGAACTCAGCAGCTTTGAGGTAGCTCATAGTTTCACCTCTGTAATCGCCCCATTTTGTCTTGAGGACTTGCGGCTGATTAGGGGTCTTGAACCTAGTCCTCATGGCTGCATCATCTCGAGCCATTCTGTCACTTGAGTGACCGTGAAATAGAGCGGCTGAGAGAGAATAGGCGAAGCCGTAATTCTCAATCGCCCCCTCAAAAGCAGACTCAACCTGTGATTCTGGAAAAGCGCCCTCAGGCACAAGAGCAACATGCTCAAAAACGAAGTCTGTCACTGTTACTACGTTATCATCGTCAATCTCGCCATTTGCAAGGACTTGGGGGCTAACAGCTCCCCATTCGCCTGATTGAATCTTTTCCCAAGCATCAGGATCAGTTATCTCGTAGATCGCCTCTGCAGAACCATTCGCCTTAACCTGTATAGGTCGGCCTAAAGTTCTTCCTTCATGACCAAGCCCCGGAGGACCTACGAGAGGAGCGGAAAGGAGCGTTCGTAATGCTCTGGTAAGAGCCCCCTTAGTCACCCGCCACCTAACACCATGCGGATCCGTAGGTTTACTAGTCGTAGTGTCGATAACCTGAACCTTAGCGTATCTGCCCCCGCATAAAGTGAAAGGTTCAGCTTTTACTTTGTAATTGAAGCGGGCTTTATGGGTCTGCTGCTCTAACTTTCCACAGATTTTCTTGGCGGTTTCCTCATCGTAGCCCTTCTGCATTTGATCCTTGACGCAAGACTCAAAGTCTGGATAAGGCCCTACAGGCATAACTTACCCTCCGAAGAAATCTCTAGAACACTCAGGAAACCTGACATCTATTCTATGACAGGTTGCTCCAATTCGGCTGGATCAAAATGGGTGTCTGTTCCGTCTCTGAGCATCTCATAGATTTTTTTGCGGTCAGCCCAACCGACGCCTGTTCCGTAGGCTTGTGAGGCTGCCTTAATCAGCTCAAACCAGTCGGCAGTCCTGATTTGTCGCCAGCGATGCTTTATGAGAACGGGAAGATTTCCGTCTGCAATTCTTAACTTCTGCCCAGCGAGTCTGGGATACCATTGCGCCTCCAACGTTCTCTTGAACATTCGTTGAATGTCAGTTATGGGTCCATCCACAAAACTCTCAAGTTCGGCGTAGGCGGTTGCACGGTTCAATTCCTTCTCAATGTTCAGCATGAAGCGTGGAACTTGGAAGTTCCCAACTATCCTTCGCTCAACTTTGTCACTAATATTGATCAGTTTGTCAAGGTCGGGCTCAATGTCGACGACTTGTATCTGCCACTGGTCTGTTGTGGCAATATGTTTGCCCGGCCTAAGCTCAGCAACATGGTCATCAATGATCTTCTGAACCTCTTCTTGGTTGGTTCCTTCCGGTAGTTTCTCCGTTAGGAGGGTGTGCACCGCGATTCCAGCCCAGAGGGTTGTAGCAGCCTCTGTAAGGTCTTCACGCATGATTTTGTCGTCTAATTCGGCTTCTTTGAGTATCGGCTCAATCTCGCTGAGTCCTTCCCAGTCGCCTTCCAGATCACTATTAACAAAGTATAGAACTTCTTCCGGCAGGTAGAATCCTTCTTTCCCCTCGTATGTGAAGCCTGTCAAATTCCAGTTGTCATCAATATTTGGTTTCATCTGTGTCGAATCAAGTGGAATAAGACGGGTGGGCTGAGAGGCCCAAGGCTTACCTTGATGTTCAAACTCAATCTCGAAGGCTGCTTTACCGAAGATTTTCGTCTTGATTACAGCGATTCTTAGGGCAAGATCAAGGTTTACAGCCGAGTTGGTCTTGTCGACGTAGCTTTTCACCTCGGAGTATTGGTCAAGATGTGCTTGTTTGGCCTCTTCAGTCTCGAATTTCTCTAGTACCGCCGGTCCAGGTTCCAGAACCGTCTCAAAACCTTCCTTGACACTCCAGTAGGCTAGTGAATCGATAGCTTTTCTGACTAGAAAGTTCCTTCGATACTCGCGGTAGTACTTGTTCATGCCTCTGTACGCTGTGCTTGTCGTCAAAGTCGTGCCGGGGTAATATCGTGTTTTTGCGGCAGCAAACTTCTTGGGAGATTTCCTTGGGGATGAGGGTTCCTTGTATCCTGTTGATGACACTGAAACTCCCGGTCTCTGCTCGAGTCTCCTCACTAACTCTTCAAGGACTTCCTGCTTTTTCCCATTGGCGGTTCTGGTTACTGGTTTGGTTTTTCTTCGCATACTGGACGGTCTCAAAATGTCTTGGTGTGAGGTCGGAAGCGAGGTCGCGTGGGGCCTCGTGATGCATAAGCCGCTAGAGCCAGAGCCCATAAGCGATCGTCATTGGTTCCCTGCGGATGGCTGAAGACCATCTGCCCAGTTTTGGTCAACTCGAAGCGCTCGACATTCAATTCGGCGTGAAGCAAAGGATTGTAGGGAATTAGGAGCTTCTTCTCTTGCATGAGGGACTTCAGGACACCCATGACTTCCTGTTTCTTCGGTTGAGACAGCATGACGCCCTCAACTTGAGCGCCAACAATTTTCTCAAGATCTTCGACAAAATACTCGCTTCCAGTCTGGTCAACACAGATCTTTACAACATGTCTCAGCTTATCGCAGAGGAGCTTGATGTAACCGATGACGCTCACGTATGGTGTACCCAGCTTGAACTGTTTCATCAACACAAGTCTCAATGCATCTTCATCTTTCCGCAGGACAGCGACTGCTGAATGATCCTGCTTCTTGCCCAAGTCCACGCCAACCAAGAATGTTCCGCTAAGACGGTTCCTAGTCACCGCTAATCAAGATCCTCTCATCAATATACTGTAATTCTGGGTCTTGGCAGGAGACTATGAGTTTCTGTGGGAGCCAAACGTCTTCATCTTCAGCCCATTCAGCCTCCATCTCGCGCCTCCAACGCCAAAGGTCGGCTTGAAACTGTTTTCTTATCTTCTCAAGAATTTCTCTACTCAAGGGGCCGTTGGGTTCAACAGCCTCTCGCCAAGTCACATGATGACGTGAGAAATCGGAGTACTCAGGATCGTTTGAGATCCTGTAGAAGAGTGAGTCTCGGGCCCAAGGGGTGCTTGAGCATATGAACCAGCCGTTTGTCGTACCGAGGGTGAACAGGGTCGCGTCGTAGATCTCTTCGTCGTCACGTATGAAATTCATCTCGTCGCAATATATTCCGTCTAGTGTGGGTCCTCTGATTGTCTCCGGATTGTTAGGGAAAGCCTCAACACAACTGCCGTTGCTGAACTCTATCTTGACCTTGAGGACTCTTCTTATGAGGGGTTTCGGAATTCTTGGGAGAAAGGCGGATATCTTCCGAATAATTAACTTGCTTTGTCTGAAGGATGGTGCTATGACGCCCACATGGTTGCTAGGATTTCTGAGGAGAAACCAAAGGATCTTGGCTGCCACTATGAATGTCTTTCCTGACTGTCTACACCATCTCAAGGCGACAAACTGGCCGGCGTCTTCAAGAAACTTTCTTTGGTAGCCTGTTGGTTCAAACTTCAGGGTCTTCCTGCAGAACTCGACGGGCCCGTAGGGTATCGTCTCTGTGAGTTGGGAAACAGTCACTAAGCCGTACTGTCTACGAAGCTTCTCCTCCACCCTTCTGAGCTTCTCCCTTTTCGAGCTCATTCAACATTGCCTCAACAGCCCTTAGGCGATTCTCAAGCTCCTGAGACTCTACACTCTTGAGTACACCATCTAGGACTTGGGTGAGGTATCCCAAGAGCTGGTAGTACCTAGCTCTGGTCGTGTCTGCCTTGCCTCTCTCAGTCTCAGCAGGTGCATTCTCTGCTAGGATCTCAACCTCGATCATCGCATCTAGAATTCTCTCAATAGATTGATCTCGGATCTCTTCGATACTTTGGTCCCGCTTCAAGGGCAGTTTCTGGGGTCTAAGGAGCAGGCTTTTGATCGCTGAAATCTGCTCGATAAGGCTCATCCAACACCCCGGCCAGACACCGTGTTTTACGTATTCTTTTTTGATGTATTTCGTCGGTGCCTCCCTTGCCCGTCTAAGACAGTTCAAGCAAACATTCCTGTGTTCTAACTCACCATTACTGTGGGCGATTGAGATTGCTCTAGTGTTCTCTCTTTTGAGAAGTGCGCCGCATAGGTCGCAGAAAATATAAACCTCTGTTGTCGGCTTTTGCGTTTTCACCCTTTTTTAGCTCCGAAGAAAGCTCCTAGAACGAAAGTTACGACATAGCTCATTACGCTGAAGATCGACCGCTCGAAAGTCTGCAAGAATACCAGATGTATGATCTCAAGGATTAAGAGACCGACAAAGAATAGTGCGGCTACAAATATTCCATATACTAGTACAGGGGAGGGTGGTAACTGCACCTTCTGGCTTCTCTTAGCCACTTTTTGTCCTCTACCGATAGGATAGATGACTGTCCGTGTGAGATGGCGCTCTATCCTATCCAGAAAACATTCACCTAACCTCTTGATCAGGTGGATATCACCACTTTCTCGGTTGTTTGAATGATCTTAATGGGTTCGAGAGATAGGTTCCTGAGGTGTTTCTTCGGTAGTTTCACGTGGCGACCGGCTTCTGTCACTGGAACCCTCACGTTCAGTTCAATTATGCCTCGGATCAAAAGCGAATTTCCCTCAAGGTAAGTCTCCCCATCGGTCATCTCGCTGATCAGGATGAGGTACTCTTCATCTTTCACAGAATGGAAGTATCCGACAGTTTTTTTCTCCGTTCTGTAGACACTCTTGGTGAGGTGCCTTGCGTGGCGGAAAAGGCACGAATCCAGCCAGACACATTCAACAAGGTCCCCCTTCTTCAGCCTCTTCAGTTTAGCCCATACGCGGTTACAGGGCTCACACCAAGGGATCTTGCTGTCGCAGTCGTGCACCCTCAACCACAACTCTTCATTTCCTTTGCAGATATCTTGTCGGGCTCAAAGAGCAGGAGCGGTTTTAGCTCTTTGAGCGGCTCCCTGACTGGCGGAGGTGAATAGTTCATTATCAATAGGTGATTATGTTTTCCTCGCTTCGATTCACCGTTACGGCGGCTAATCTTCTGGCAGTAACTGTAGGATTCAACCTTGCGAATCAAATGTCCACCGTAAAGTTTTCGAATGTGTGGGTGGTCACCGTATGTCAGAAGCCATTTTCCCAAGGTTTGCTTCAAGATCGCTGCAAGATCAATATGGTCTCGTTCAGTGATGGGATATCTATACAGTTCTTTGGGGCGGTCGTAGTATGGCGGATCAAGAAAGAAGAATGTGTCAGATGAATCCCAGTTCTTGATGCAGGCCCGAAAATCCAGGTGGTCAATAATCACATTTATCAGCCTCGAGTGGATCGCCTCAAGTTTTCTGTTAAGCATGGTCCGGCGCCATTTCTTGCCGGTTCTGCCGAAACTCCAGCCGTGGCCAAACTTCCCAGACATCGAGCTTGAAGCGACGTAGTAGAATCGTAAGGCCCGCTCGACTGGGTCTTGCGGCAAATCATTCATCTTGAACTGTCCAGACCATCTTTGAAATAGTTCCCGGCTGTAAGGCAACCCATTGAGTCTGTGTCTAAACTCGGCAGGATTGGACCTAATAATCATGAAGAGATTCACAAGTTCGGAATCTATGTCATTATAGACCTCTGTTCCGCTGGGCGGCTTGTTCAGTAATAGTGCAGCACCTCCACCGAAGACTTCAACGTAGATCTTGTGGGGAGGAATTAGTGGGAGAAGATTCTTCAGAAGGAAGGATTTGCCACCCACATATGGTATTAGATTCAACCTTCTCATTTGGCAACCAACTCATAGAGGAAACTAATTGAGCAGACACCGAGAAAGTCAACGAAGACATCTTGAACGGAGTTCTCGACCGTTGCCCACATCTGTTCAGGCGGAAGCAACCCGAACCAGGTTATTGCAAGTTCAACAGTCTCCCAAATAACTCCGATGACGGCGACTTGGAATGGAATCCATGCCCGCCAGAAAAGATCGTAACGACCCGGTAATCTGACGAATTGCAGAAGTACAGCGCCGAGAGCAGCAGCGCCTGAAGCATGTGCGTAGATATCGAACGTTTCTACGACGGTGTAAGTGTTTATACCGCCGGTGAAGATTCCAAGCTGCCCTGTGATCTGAATTGTTGCGAAAATGATGAGTAGGGCAAGGGTTATCTCTTCCCAAAGGCTCACAATTAGCCCCTTCCTGCGACGTTCTGCAGGTCGTCGAAGAATCTTGCAAGATTAAGAAGCCGGATCTGTTTGGGATTCTTGGCATCTACGATGCCATAGGCTTCGTCAAGCATGGTGACGTTCAAGTACGGAGATCTTGACAAGCAGTAACCCCAAGAGACCACCTGAGGCGAGTAGTGTCCCCTCCAGGTATGCCGAACAACTATTCCACCCTGATCATAGCCGATCATGCACATCGCGTGGCCGCCGAGGACAGGTTCCTTTGCCGCTTCAGGTGGGGCGGGGTCAGGATACGAATTCACGAAAGACTCGGTAACCAGTATACCAATCTCAAGGATCCCAAAGATGTAGCTGGCAAGCTTGAGTTCATACGCGCTGGTCTTTACTTCTTGGTAGCCATCAATCCTGTATGGAATGCAGGTTCTACGTCTTCTTGCCAGAAGCTTCTGCAGCCCGCAATTACTGTAGCTTCTTCTCTTTGTACAGCCTATGAATCCTTCCTTCCGCCAGAGGTTGTTGAGGTCGAGGAGGTAGGCTCCTCCGCCAGGCTGTTCGATCTTTCTGTATTTTCTCTTTAACTCATCTCTAGGGAAGCTCACGATCCCAGATTGTTCTCGCCACTCAAATCTCAACTGGCCTGTAGCGGCGGAGTAGACCGTGCAGGCTGGAAGGTTGCCTTGGTCAAGAAGTGGAAAGTATTCTCTTGAGAGAACGTCCTTCTCAAAGCTGAAGCTTGGCGGCGGAGTGATCGCCCTAACATAATCGGCAAATTGGAGGTTTCTTTCATCGTCTTTCTTAGGAAGCTTTCCAAGAGTATATCTCAATATTCATCCCTTCATCTTTTCCAGAAGATTTCACAAGAATCGGCAGGAGACTGTTTCCAAACCGCAAAACAGAACGTGTCAACAACAAAGTATCAGTATCGTTTGGCTCTCAGGAGGTCTCTAACGATACCGCTCAGAGACTTAGGCCAGAGCAACCGGTAGTTCGGGTGAACATACCCTATCTTGGGATCGCAGAGGACCTCAGCGTTGAAGATCCCCAAAGTTGGATAGTCACCTATGCAGACCTCCTCACCCTTCGACTCGATCAGGTCACGAAAGAGAAGTCTTCTCGCCTTAGTCTGCTCTTCCTTGATCCTTTCTCTAAGGGCAATGGCCTTATGCCGGACCTTCCGTCTCTTAGCATGACTGCTCCAGCGAGAATGTCTATGGGTCAAACTCAACCACACCCACACGAGGCGGGCGAAGAAGAAGCCGAAGACAGACGCAACAAATAACCAAGAAAATACTTAAGGTTTCGACGCGTCACCGAGAATAGAGAATTACCCCAAGAACGTGCCGCAAGAGTCGACCGAAATC